ATTTGATTTCAGATTATATATTCACTGCACACCAAATCAAACAAATACAAACAATATTCCCAGATAAAGAGTACAATATCACATTTGAATATTTATATTCAAACAAAAAATGATTTCTAATATGGATACTTATATAGATTATTATAATAATAATGAATAAATTTAATATTAATACATATAAACACGCAGAAGGATATTCTGCTGACATAGAATGGACTGGTTCTGACCTCTCCACGAGAATTACAACAGCACAACACATAGTTTTCCTATTAGATAGCAGTTACAGTATGACTGAACAGCTTTCTCATATAGATTTACTCCCACCCAATGCCCCACAGAGGAAACATGCATGGTTAGATTATGATGATGATGGGGAGTTGGAAGGAAATGTATTCAATGCGACTATGTTGCCTTCACCAAAGCGTTTAAAGGTAACGCATAATAAAACACCACAAATTCAACAAGCAATGATGCCACCAATGAGTTTGCGTCAAGTTAGTTGTTCAACAACAGTTTCAATAACTAATCATGCATATGTTGATTCGGATAAATACTCGCAAAATAGCAAGTACAATATGCTATGTAAATGTATGAAAAAAGCACTTACATTAGTCAAGACATTGTCTGATAACGGTTCGGATATTACCGTGACTATTATCAACTATTCAAGTACGGCAACAGTAAGAGTAGAGAATTCTCCTGTAACAGAAGAAATCATCTCAAAAATTGATATGTGGTTGAAACCAACACAGTCTACTAATTTTGGAGATGCTTTGTTAAAAGCACGAGAAATTGCTGGAAAATACACTGACAGAAAGACAAGTACTGTTTTGGTGTCAGATGGTTACAATACCACTGGTTACAGTGATGATAAAATTAAAGCAGAGTTTTTTAACTCAGTAGACCTTTCTATTGGAATCGGAAATGCATCTGATTACAACGAGGAATTAATGGATGCAATTGGAAAGAATTTCAGAGGTACGCCGGATGAGCATATTTTCAGAGATTCTTTTGCATCATTTGTATTTGGATCAACGACATGCGTTGCAAGAAACATTAAAGTTACTATTTCAACGCCATTTATTACCCCAGTTAGCGGGGATAAAACTGGATTTGAGGTGGATGATTTTCATTCTCATAGACATCTTCCTTTCTTTGTAAAGGGTGACACAGAAGTTGTTATTATATATACACTTGTGGAAGATGAACAAGAGAGAATAGAGAAATTTGTCCTTTCATCTGATGTTGCAAAGAACAATGATACGAGTGCAATGGAAATCTATTTGTACTGTGATATTGCACGAAAAGTTTCTGATGGCCTTAATAATAAGGTAGAAATTAAGAAATTCGTCAAAATAATGGATACATTTTTAGACGAGCATAAACAAGTAGATGGTGGTTCGGGAATTAGAGGCCTTTTAATTGCTCTTAAAAACAATTTAAAAAGGGCAATTACCGAGGTAGATGTTCCCACTTTTGAAGGACTTATGAGGAATACCAGTTCGCAAACAAAACAATCACAATTCGATTCTGTTGCAAGAGAAGTGTCAAATGATATTGTTATATCATTAACACAGGCAACTGTTGAATAGAATTAAAACATACTCCATTTTTTGTGATTGAATGGTGAAATATCATCAGTACCAAGTTTATGTGAAGCATTATAATTAACTTCTCTCTCACAGAAGTCTTTCTTTTTACATCTTGGTTTCTTTTGAACAGCCGCTTTACCTTTTGGTTTAACTCCATAACAATTTACTCCAAATTTAAGTTTGGGGTTTGAAAAGAAACCGCCATTTACACCTGGCATACCACATGAATATTTATTTTTCTTACCTTGTCGTTGTAGTTTATCCCATGTACATTTTTGTGTTGGATAATATGCCGATTGTCCCTCGGACCATCCATACGAACACCAATCCCCTCCTTTATTGTATGTTTCAATTACTTCTGCCTTTGTTGCCAATCTCCCCCCATAACTTGCACATTTGCATTTTGCTTGATTATATGTAAAATCTTGATTACCAATATGAAATACTTCTTTATCGTTTTCAAGTTCTCGTTCAACATATGGTAAACTATCTGTTTTACTTTCTTTGATTATACATGGTTTTAATGAAAAAGAGCTCAAATAATCGACTAAATTCTTTTTTTGATAACATTCAGACGTATAATAATAAATAATATTTGCTGCCAATAAAAGTAAAACAACAACAATTAAAATACTAATTGCTTTTAATAGAATATTTGAAATATTTACTGACGAAGAGTTTATTCTTTTCGAATTTCCTGTTCTTATTAACCCATTAAATTTTTTTGTATTACGCGAATTCATATATATAAAATATATATATATTTTATTTGTATTTTATTTATAATCTTTATTTACACTCTTTTGTAAATAAGAACATATGCGTGTTCTGTTACCAACTTATCTGGTTGAACTTCTGTTACCCTAGTATCATTATGATCATACCACTTTCCATCTGTATTTTTACAAAATGCATGATAATGTCCACCTCCTGTTCCACCTCCGTGATTTGATATACTTAAAAGATTGTATCTAAGTTCAGTATTACAATATCCAGAAATCATTGATGTCATATCAAGACCTTCAATTGGAAAATCAATAAGCGTTGCATTTTTTCTATTTGCAGACGTGAATCTTTTGAAAGATATAATAAAATAATTGGGAGGTCTCCATATACTAAGTGTTTTTGTACTTGTACCCTTTGTATCACATTTTTCACATAATCTTTCAATTGTGTTTTCTGTTTCACTGTATTTATTCATACAATCATATATTGTCACTGGTTTAAGTTTATCTTCTACAATTGGAATTGGGAGTTCCATTGAACAGAATGGTTCAAACTTATGGTCAGTTGTATTACATTTTTTACAATGTAATACTGTATGATCCTGTCCAAAAAATAATTCTACTACTTTTGAGTACTCTTTTGAATAAAATTTCTTCCATTCATCAATAGAAGAAACTTCTAATTTATCCTTGTTATTTTTAACAGTACCTGACGTCTCAATTGTGACAGAATAAGATAATGCATTATGTAACATATCTAATATAGACATTAAGACCTCTTGACTGTCATGTTGACCCCAACCTCTAAATTGGGGTTGCATCTGATCTAATGTTCTTTTAAATGATGTAGGTCTAATAATTTGATTTTCTTCCCATAGTCCATGTAAGACTCTGAAATATTCCTTGCACATTTTAAATTCCTTTTTCTTTATATTACAGTCTTCCTTGAAAGTTCCTGTTAAAAAATAAAGAGTGAAATCTGGACAATGACTTAACTGTTGCAATGTTGTATTTAAAAAACACGTATTGCCCATGTTAGCCACGCCACTATTACCTTGACCAGATAACTGATCAATTGTTAAATTTTCTGTAATTTCGATTTTAGCCATTTTAATTATAATATATATCTTTAATACAAACCATTATTTAAATCATTTTTTATTAATGATAGTTGTGACAATAGGATAAAAATATATGACTTTATTGGTATTATCCTTATATTTTTAAATATTGTTGCTGGGTAAAATCTATGCCATATTATAATATAAGTACATTATTCATTGTTTATTTAATAATAAATTAATATTTATATATAAACATTATATTGTTATATTATAATAATATGGGCAATTTTATATCTACTCCACCCAAACCCCCGCCACAAGAAACTCCCTTTATAAATATATTATTTTATTTATGGATATTCTATATTGTGATTATTATAGTTAAAAATTACGAGGCTAAGAATAAAAATAATAACAATGAATTTAATTTATCTCTTAATGATGTAATTGGATTAGAAAGTGTGAAAGAAGAAATCGAATACTATATGGATTTTATAAATAATAAGGAAAAATATGAAGAATGGGATGTTACTTTACCAAAGGGTATTCTACTTGCTGGGCCACCAGGGACAGGAAAAACATTATTAGTAAAAACAATGGCTAAAAATTTAGATATACCAATAGAAAGTATGTCTGGTTCAGAATTTGTTGAAATGTATGTTGGTGTTGGTGCTTCGCGTGTACGAAAATTATTTAAACGTGCAAAAAAATATGATAAATGTATTATATTTATTGATGAAATTGATGCTATTGGTGGAAAAAGAGGACTTAATAATAATTCAGAGCGTGATAATACATTAAATCAATTATTAGTAGAAATGGATGGATTTGACGAATCAACCAATATTATGGTTTTTGCTGCTACAAATCTTGTAAAAAATTTGGATTCAGCATTAACACGTTCTGGTAGATTTGATAAAAAAATATATTTTGACCCTCCTAATTTTAAAGAACGCAAAGAAATGTTTGAACTATATCTGAGTGATATAAAAATACCACACAATTTATCTTTTGAAATTTTATCTGAAAGAGGTGCTGGTTTGACAGGTGCAGATATTTCTACGATATGCAATCAATCAAAAATCAATGCTATTCAAGGTAATCAAACAATTTCAACTGTTCGTGAGGAAGATATTCAAGAAGCGATTGACGAAATTATGATTGGTAGAGAAAAAAGAGAACGTACTATGACAAAAGACGAAAGAGAACGTGTTTCATATCATGAAGCAGGTCATGCTTTAATAGCATATTTATTACAAGACTGTGCACACCCAATTAAAGTTAGTATTATACCAAGAGGCGAGTCTGCATTAGGGTTTAGTCAACAAAAGAATGAGAATAATAAACTTTATAAAGAGTCAACTATTTTGGCAAAAATTGCTATTTTATTGGGTGGTAGAACTGCTGAAAAAATTATTTATGGTAATATATCAACTGGTGCAGCAGATGATATTGAAAAAGCATCATCATTAATATATAATTATACTTGTACATGGGGAATGAATAAAAATATAGGACCACTTAATCCAGATATGATGGGATCTATTGGTCGCAATTTAAATTCAGAATCTTTTGATGAATGTAAAAATATAATGATGGAAATAGATAAATTTGTTTATGAAACTCTATATGAACATGAATCATATATGATTGATATTGCAAAGTCATTATTACGCAATGAAACAATAACTTATAATGAAATAAAAGAAATTGTTCCAGATGAATTAGAAGATAGTATTTTTTTTGAATTGGATTAAAAATCAAATTTCTTTTTCAGTACTTTTACCATTGGTATCACTATTTCTAATTACATTAAACCATTTTGATATATTTTGCAATCCCATCTTTTTATTATCATTTTGCCTTATAATTGCTTTTGTAATCGAACTAGGGTCTGTCATAACTAAATCAAAAATTTGCATAACGGGTTTTTGAATTTGATGATCTAAATAATAACGATAATCAATTTTGATATCATTTTTTGTAATATATGATGGATGTTCAATAATATCTCCTTGTAATAATTTAGTTGCTAATTTTTTTTTACACTTATCATGATGTTCAGTACCATACTTATCTTTTCTTATTCGGTGTCTTACCATTGCTGTTGAATTATACCAACCACTACACACATTACACATTGTCAATGAATCATCTTGCTTTTTTGTTGTCTTATAATATCTACAAATAGTTACACAACTACTTCTATGATTATGCAAATGATGTTTGCAATATAATTCCATGCATTTTAAACATTTGCAATCTTTATCATTTACACATTTATTGCATACTTTACATTTTAACTCCTTTTTATCAATATAACAATACGGAATTCTATCATTTGCTCTTGGTTTATTACCTGGATCTCTTAATCCAATTCTATCTGCCAATGCCTTATGTGCAATTTGCGTTGGATTGCTATATGATTGTGTTGCCTTAACACTTTTTGTTACAATCAATTCATCAATGTCAACATTCCCATCTAATAAATCTGCAACTCTTTCTTTATAATACTTCTTTGCTCTTTCAATATTTTTTGAATTTAATATAATATCAATAACACCACTATAAATATCTTTAACTACCGGTGCATTATCACGTCGTTTTAATACAATTCCCATACTGGTCTGCTTGTATTTTTTATTATCATATTCATACTTATTACCAAAATATCTCTTTTTTGAAAATATTGCTAATGGATAAAATGTTTTTTCATATTCTAAATCCTGTGGTTTCTTTAACTTTGTTGTTATATATGCACCTGCCTCCATACCAACATCTATTGATTTTTGTAATAATTCCTTATCATCCATTTTTCCATATTTTTCATAAATATATTGCTTGAAAGATATAAAAACGGAATCCGTATCTCCATATATTAACTTGCTCCCCTTATACTTTTCCAACGTATAATCTCTCGCTTTAATAACCATACTTCTACCGACAGATGTCGTAGAAGCTGCCAATTCTTTGCAGCATATTTGACTTGTTGTTGCACCTACTTGACCATATACACTATTACAAACAACTTTATACGCCATTTGCAAACCATCTAATACAGCCTTCTGAAAATCATTGTATGTATCTTTTATCGATTCAACATTATCTTTATCAATAATATCTGGTTCTTCGTGCACTTTGTTGATATAATACTTGGTAACACCTAAAACTTCTTTTTCTTTTAATAATCCAGTAAATTCTTTATCATCTTTTGTTTTAATTGTTTTATATTTTATTGAAGACCTTGTATCTTTTCTTGCTTTCAAAAATTTAACAAGAACTCTTGGAATTAATCCCTTTGTTCCATCTTTTTTCTCAGCAAATATACAAACTTTTTTACCAATTTTTATCTTATCTTCTGCAATTCCTTGAAATGCATCATATTCAATTTCATTATAATTATATTCAGGTAAATTCAGATATTTACTTTCTCCCTTTGATTTAATTAATTTTCCTTCTAAATTATATTCATTAACAACGACCAACATTTCATGAGAAATATTTTCCGCAATCATACTTGATGGATAAAGCGATGCATAATCCATAACAACAACTGGTTCAAAGTAAATATCTGGTTTTGGCGCGAACACAATTGCACCCTCATATCCATCATTATCCATTTTATCTCTATCTAATACTTTAATCATCATTTTCTCTTTTCTACATTCTTTTGCAAAACAACTAAAAATCTTAATTCCTTGTCCCCTAAGAAATAAATATGAAAATGGTACGCAACATACATTTGCAGCACCAATATTATTTGATATGACTGCTAATTTTATAACTAAGAAATTTACTAATTCACAATCCTTAATACAATATACTGCAATTTCTTTAATTTTATCTGGTGTACCAGTCTTGTAATTATCGAATATTTGAGGTGGTGATAAATCCATTTTATTTTGGTACCATCCAACTTTTATTTTTAGTTCTTTGAATTTGGTATATACTTCCTTACCATTTTCATCGTCCAAAAATAAGTTTTTAACTGATATATTCTCAATTGTGAACACTTGCCCATCAATTTTGCTAATTTTGTATTTTTTCTTTGCATTTGGTTTATTAATATGTTTTGCACCAATATCAAGACTAATATGTTGTCCAGCGGTTAGTCCATCTGTATTATTACTTGTAATTTCCAAACTATTATCTTCAATCTTCATTTTAGTTACATTTCCACTAATGAATTTTTGAGAAACTGCATCTAATTTATATGATGCTAAATTATAATCTTTTTGAATTAATTTAAACATATCAATACCAACAATACCTTCGCAATTATGATATTTTAGAAAATTTTCACCCAATGCACTTGATGCTAACTTTTTTTCTAAAAATTTCACTTTATGTTTATTATTTCTACTATAAATTTCATTAAAAATTTTTTCAAAATCTCCAAAAACACCACCACATCCATTAACACATCTTTTATAGATATATACCATATCAAATCCCCATATATTGTAACCTGTTATTACATCAGGATCAATATGTTTAATAACTTTTGCCCATTCTAATAATAATTTTCTTTCATTATCACAACATACTAAATCAACACCTTTAATCTTATTACATTTTTTCAATGTAACCATGCTCTTATAGCAACATGTTTGTTCGCCATATTTATGAACTGTTGTTCCAATTTGAATAATTTCATCATATCTTCTTTCTGGTTTAGGAAATGAACCGTCTAAACTAGAACATTCTATATCAAACGATGCTATTACAATTGGTGAAATATCTTTTTTATCATATGACTTGACATGCTTACTTTTGCATTTAACTTCAATTTGACATCTTGTTTCCGTATCCATAATAATTTCATATTTTTTTGCCTTAATTCTTAGCCATCCAGCAGGATTACCATCACAATCATGAAAGAAACGTAGTAAAGGTGAGATATTACTTTCATAAATACTATCTGAAAAATCAAATACTTCATTACCTATTTTAAATAATCTTACACGACACTTGCCATATTCTTCAATTGTTTTATCCCTATTAGCCCACCTACCCTCTAAAACATTTCTAACACTATAAAAACATCCAATATTTTCACATATGATTTCAACAAATTTAAATTTTTTTTCATTCTGGAAACCATATAACTCCTTGCGTTTTATCAATTTACATTGATATACGCTATCTTTTAAACTTGTATAAACTTTTGTTTTCAATTGGTCTTTAAATCTTATCAAATGACTTCTACTCCAATTATCTGGAACTTTAATATATAAATAAGGGCGGTAACCAACAATCTTAACAAAAATACTACATTTTTGCTCTGTTATTCCATATGCTCTTATTTCAAATAATCTTTTAGACTTGTTATATCCATTATCTGTGTTATCTTCGGTATCAGAGTCATCTTGTTTTTTCCAAAAATCACTACAATTCCAATCAATACACTGAAATATAATATCATCTTTGCTAGAGTTAACTGACACTTCTTGTTCATTCCTAAAAAGGTTTTTTTTTATAATTACCATAATATTAGTATACTGGCATACTAATCAAAAAAAATATCATTTTTTTTATAATTTAATAAAAAATGATACTAATAATAATAATAATATATATAATTTTAGTACAATGATTGACCTATCAAAAAACAATAATACCGATACGTATAATAATACGTGTAGGAAAATAGAAAATGGAGTAAAATCTGTTACAGCAAAGGGATATAAAACTCCTAATTTATCAAACAAAGAATATAACAATTTTATGAAAATTGGAGCCCCCCCTAGAAAAAGAAAAAAGAAATAGTTTTACACAATGAATTATATTTGATTCCTGATCCGTTGTAATATTGCTAAAAAATATCACATCACATTATAATATATAATAATAATATGATATAATATAACATGTATATCAAATTTTATCCCGAATTTTTCAAAAATAATGGAGGAATCAACACTAAAAACCTATTAAAACGAAAAGAAATTATGCAAAAATATTATAAACAATTTTTAAAAAATAAGTTAAATTTACTAATTATGGATGAACAAATGGCAAATGAATTAAAAATCAAACATAAACACCATACATTATTAACTAAACCCAATAGATTATTTATTTATTATAAAAATAAGATATTATTAAATCTTTTTATTAAATATTACAAAGCAGGTGCAAAAATATCAAAAAATAGCAAAATTAACAATTTAAATAATTTGATATTGATATATAGTCAATTTATTTATTTAATAATGGGAATCAAAAAATATAAAAATATATTAATTAATATAATAATTAATGAACAAAAAATAAGTAAAAATAAAGAAAAAGAATTATTAAATAAATCAAAGGACAAGGAAGGGTGTGTATCATATATAAAATTTTATAATTTAAAATATAAATATTTAATAACTAATAAAAAAAAATTCAATAATAATTTAAAAGAAAATATAAAAGAAACACAACTAGCATATGAAATTACAATGAAATCTGAATTACAATAAAATTACAATAAAATTACAATTATTATCTATTATTCTAATATATGGTATTGGCATCATTTTCTAATTATTTTGCAATGGGGGTTATTGCTATTATTGTTTCAATGTATTATGAAACAAAACAAAATGATTTAATATACAATGAGTCAACAACTGATGGGAGAAAATATTTGGTAAGAAATTTACCTGATAAAGATAAATCATCTAACATGATGGCTAAAATACGTGAAAAATTAGTAACAATTCGTGATTATATGTCAACAAATCATGCAAGTGACCCACGAACGGATAGACTTATAAAAAAGTTTAATCCAGAAAATATAATGGAAACTGAAAAAGGGAGTACTTATACTTCTTATTCAATAAATAAGGGAGAAAAACTTGTTTTTTGTTTAAGGTCGAAAGATGGTAAAGATACATTAACAGATATGAATACAATTACATTTGTTGCATTACATGAATTATCTCATATTTTAACTGAAAGTATTGGACATACATCTGAGTTTTGGAAAAATTTTAAATTTATATTGACCTTGGGTGTTAAATTGGGAATTTATAAAAAAGTTGATTATTCAGTAAATCCAAAAGAATATTGTGGAATGAAAGTAACAGATTCCCCGCTTACAAATTAATACCAAATTAATACCATTTTTAATATGTCATTATAACTTACCATATCACTATATGATAAATTATATGCATTATATAAATTAATAAATATTTATTTATTTTATTAAATATATGTAAAATACTTAGAAAATAATCGTTATATTAAATATATTAACATGTTCTGTAATTTGAAAATTGCCCATCCATTTTTTTCAGTTATTTTGAAAGATCATAAAGATGATAAAAGATTTGTTTTTGCTGGAACGGAATATAACAATGAAATATTAAAAAAAATTGAGAAAAAAAAAAATATAACTGACTCTGATAAAAAAAAATTTATTGAAAAATTTGGTTCAAATTATGACTGGTTAACTTATAAAGGGGATATTAAATTTATTAGATATTTTGTTAATGTTGATGATACAATTCAAAATTTAAAAACAAAAATTTTTGTTTTATTAAATGAATATGAAGATATAATTACTCCTCCTGTGAATCAACAGTTATATTTACATTCTGGGAAAATTATTGGAAATCAATTTAAAGATATTGAATCCATCACTAAAAATAAATTTAAAGTAGATAAGGGATTTGTAGATGAAGATGGATTTAAAAAAAATAAAGATATTTTAAATAAATCAAGTAATTTGATAATGGATGAAATTGATATATATGATAAAAATAATTACAATATTTATTGTGTTACATTGGGGTCTGTAATTGAAAAAATAATTAAAAAAGAAATAAAAATTAATAATTTTATTATAAATGGTTATTTAAGAAAATATTTCCCAAATATGAAAATGAATATTGTTCCATCAGTTGAAAAAAAAAGAATTGATACTTTCAAAATAATGATAGACAAAAATGAATATATTATTAATTTAATAAAGAATTCTAAATGTTTAGATTATTGTAATTGTAATATTACTCAGACAATTTTTCATACTAATACAAAAATTTCATTTAATTTAGTAAATATTTATAATTTTTTGAGAAGAAGTTTAAACAGTGACCTTATATATATTAAATTCAGGGATTATGAATGGGAATCGCCATTTATTTCTCTTTATAAAGAATCAATTAAAGATAATATAATTACTAAGGAAAAATTGATTAAATGGACATATAAGAAGAAAAAATTTGGAGATGATATAAAAATTATTATTCCAATTAAAGGATTAATGGTTCGTTATTTTTTATATGAGATTAAGGGTGAAAGAAAATATTTAATTATAAATTTTTTTGAAAATGGGTCAATTGACATTAAAATGAGTTTTTTAGAAGAAAAACATGCAAATATAAAAGAGTTAAAAAATGGTATTGATAACTTTAATATTGTTATCAAAAAAATAAATAAATATTTAGGATTAAAAATACCAGAAAGTGAAATAAAAATTGATAATAATAAAGGGAGAGTATTTTTGCAAAATATAAATTTTAATTTTATTAATGTAATAACAAATTTTGAAAAAAAAATAATATTTAATTCAAATGATTTTTTAAATTTTGTTAAACTATTTACTCCATTTGTATCACCATTAGTTGAAGAAAAACCAAGTGAAAATTCAATTACATTTAAATATAAGAGAGTTACAAATTTTCAAAATAAACCAGCAATATATAGTGAGATAAGTAATTTAAAAAATATTGGTGTTTCTGATAATGATATTTTAATGATATTAGAAGAAAAATTTCAGCGTTCAAAGACAGAATCAGATAATTTATTAAAAGATTGGAAGAAAAAATATGGATTTTATGGACAAAACAATGTTAAATTAAATAGTTTTGGGATTGATTGTGTTATAAATTCATCTAATTTGTATATCAAGGGTAGTAATAATATTGAAACAATTACATTTGTAAATAAATTTATTTTAACACTTATTGAAATATATTCAAATTTAAAAAAATATAAAAAAGATAAAAAATTTATGAAGTATGTATTGTCAGATAAAGGTATTGATGACCTTTTTGATTATGAGGATGAAGATATTGAGTATGATACAAATTCAGAAAAACTTATGAATGACCCAAATGATGAATATGGTAATGCAGATGATTTGGGTTCAGTTGAAGATATTGAAGAATATTTATATGATTATGAAACAGTATTAGATGATGAAAAAAAAGAATCAATAACTGATATAACTTCTAAATATTTGCAAATTCCATATGAACAGGTTCAAGCAGAGATGAAACTAGACTGTGATGATAAAATAGAAGAATTGGGTACATGTGAAGATTTTTGTAATGATAATTCATATTTTTTAAGAAGATTGCAACAATTCGATACTAAATTATTTAAATTTATTTCACCTGATAAAAAAATGTATTCTAAATATTCAAAATCTTGTCAAGCACCAGATTATGGTCAACCTGTTATTTTACAATACGACCCAAAAGAACATTCTCTTGTCGACCAAACATCATATACATATTCTTTTAAATATGGTTCAGATGAAGACCATCATTATTGGTATATTTGTCCTCGTGTATGGTGTCCATATGACCAAATACCCATTAAGTATGATATATTAACTAAATTCCGAAAAAGAGAAACAAGAAAGGGGAAAGCATGTATTGTTGCAAAATGTCCATTTGGAGACCATGATGTAATTATTAGATCAAAGGATTATATTTACCCAGGATTTATTACTAAAAAGAGTCATCCTGATGGACATTGTTTGCCATGTTGTTTTAAAAAGTCACAAGAAAATCCAAGATATTCATCTCATAAGGTTTTTAAAAGATGTTTGGGTTTAACAAATAATAGTAATACAAATTCAACAGATATTGAATATATTTTAAATAAAAGTTCAATTATTGATAAAAATAGATTTGGTTTATTAAATCCTAGTTTAGGAAAATTATTAAAATCACAAAGTGAATCTGGTTATTTAAAAGAAAATAAAACTTGTTATGTAAGAAAAGGAATAAAAATAAATGATAATCAGTCATTTTTAGAATGTATTGCAGATTTAGTTTCTTGTGAAAAATCAGATATAATTAATTTAAAAGATTTAAAAATACATTTAATTGAAAGTTTGACCCCTATTTTATTCAAAAGTTTAAACAAAGGATTATTAGAACTAACATTTAATATTAATGAAAAAAATCCATTAGAAAATTTTAAACAATTTTTATTAAATCCAGATACAATTATTGACGAAACATTTTTATGGGATTTTTTATCTCGTCCGGGAATTTTAAATCCAGGTGGGACAAATATAATTCTTTTAGAAGGTTATAATATTATATGTCCAGTTGCACAAGATTGTAATGAATTTTATAATATTGAAAACCCAACATACATTATTGTTAAAATGAAACAATACTATGAACCAATTTATAAATTAGAAAAATACAGTACTAAAACAGAAATGATATGTACTTTTACAAATAATTATTCAATTATTAATGAGCTAATTGACATTATTAAAAATAAATGTAAAAATAAAATATTAGATTGGGATTTAATATTAAAAGAAAATAAGAAATTATATGATATTGATTATAGTTGTGAATACAAAAAAGAAAACACATATTTGGAAACAGTTGATGCATTAAATAAACAAGATATTACAAAACAAGTTATTGATACATATAATAGAATGAATGGTGTAATTATTAGAATGAATTCTAAAAATGTTTTTATACCTGTTAGACCAGGTGCTATCGATGTTGACATTGACATTATAGATGAATATGATTTATTAAATTTTAAGGATGCAACTAAATATTTAAATGAAATTGCCAAGACAACAAAATTACCAGTTGCACCCAAATATAAGTTATTATCATATAACAATAATAAATATATTATTGGGTTAATAACAGAAGCTGGTAGAATATTGCCAGTAGAAAAAACAATTGATTCTAACAAATATAAATTACCATCAAGAATACATACATTGTTCTTGGATATTGATACAAAAATTGCAACAGATAGTATAGAAACAGATGATAGGATGATTATAATTAAAAAACTGGAATTTGAGGATGAGACATTTGAAAGAATTAGATATACATTTTCAAAAGATTATGATAATAAATATAGAAAACAAATAAAAAAAATAATAACAGAACAAAGTGAAATAAATAAAAATCTTTTCAACGATGTTCATAATTTAATTTTGAAATTTGTAAAAGATATTATATATATCACACAAATACCAGTAAATTTAAAAGATTATTCTAAACCAAATGAGAGATTGATGTGTAAATATAGTATCGGACAAGACCCTCATTGTATTAGTAAAAATAAGAAATCTAAAATTTTGGTTAATAAAATTAATATGATTACCGGTCAAAACAACCTTGATATTATTGTTTTAAAATTAACAGAAGAAATTGTTAAAAATTCTTTTAAAAGAAATGAACTATTTAAAGGACTTGTGCCAGATATTATAGATAAAAGCCAAATCAAACCTTTAAAAAATGAAATAATATTAACAGAAAAAAATATAGTACAACAAGTTGATGATTTATTTAGCATTAAGAAAAAATATGATATAATGAAATACGGTGAGTATGATTATAAACAACCAAGTATTTTACTTGATAAACCATTTTTATTAAAAGTTGATATATCTAAATTAGAATCATTATCATCATATTGGGTAGATAAATTGGGGTCTTTATTTAATGTTCATTATAAAAAATATACCGAAAGCAGTTTATTTGAAGCACTTTCTAAAATTGCAAATATGTTGACAAATTCATCTGATTATTCTTCTGATGATATAAAACAAATTATAATTGAAAAAATTGAAACATATGAAGAAGATTTAAAGCAAATATACAATAATAATGGTAATAAAAAATCATTAATTGATATATTTAAATTAGTTGATTATAATTTATTTAAAAATACAGAAACCTTATCTGACATTGAAATAATTATGAAAACAAAAAATTATCAAGGAAGTGTTATTGACATAGAAATATTTAATAAAATTTTTAATATAGGTTGTTTGATATTAAATAAAAGAATTTCACAAGGCAATCCCAGTGGTTTTAAAATGTTTGGAAATTACGATAAATATTTTATTTTGTATAGTGAAAGAATTAAAAATATGAAAGTATTTAATTTGATACAGAAAAAAGAACAAATAATTTTTTATCAAAAAGTTATGAAATAATATAAAAAATGACATTTTTTATTTAAAAATATTTAAATAAATAATATATATGAATAATAACATAACACAAAAATCCGAAGAATGGTATAATATTCGTCGTAAAATGATAACAGCAAGCGATGTTGCAGCTATTTTAGGATATAACCCATATGAATCCAAATTAAATGTACTGGAAAAGAAAATTAAGAAAATTAATATTGGTAATAATAATGCAATAAGTCATGGAAATAAATTTGAGCCACTTGCAATAAAAGAATATGAAAAAATTAAAAATACAGAAATTATAAATGTTGGATTACTTATTCATCGAAAATATAAATGGTTGGGAGCAAGTCCAGATGGCTTTGATGAAAAAAATAATATCTTATTGGAAATTAAGTGCGTATATTCTAGAAGTGTAAAAACAATACCATATTGGTATTATATTCAAACACAAATTCAGATGGAAACATGTAATAAGGAATATTGTGATTTTTTCCAATGCAAATTCAATAAAACAACTGAAAAGTTAGAAGAATATTCATTAAACAGAATTAAAAGAGACCCCGAATGGTTTAAAAATAATATTAATAATTTAATTAGTTTTTATAATGATTTAGAACACTGTTTGAAAAATAATAGTGTTAATAAAAAAAGAAAAAGATTTGATAGTTATATTGAATGGGATAAATATGGAAATGTAAATGATTTAACTAATTTTGCAAATAATGATCCTTTAATTGATTATTTAGAAATGTATGGTGACATTACTAAAAAAGATAAAACAAATGATTTTTTCAATTATATTAATTTTTTATTAGATGAATTTAAAAAAAAGATTTTCACAAAATTATCATTAAGTGTAATAGTTTGTCAAACAAATAAATATAAAAGCAATGAACTTTATAATAAAACACTATTGCATATTAAAAATAAAGTCCCAATTATCATAAGACCATTATTAATGGATAATGACAATGATATATATGCCGTACCAGATATTATAATTAGAAATGATTATCTTCAAAAAATTTTTGGAATTGATAAAGTTGATACTGGATATTCTATTATTAATATCAGATATAAAACTTTGAAATTAGATGACGATAAATATATTAAAAATTTATCAAAAGACCTTAAAATAATTTTTCATCAACAAAATAAAATATTAAATAAAATTCAAAAATCAAAACAACCCATGGTATATATTTTAGGGAAAAAAGAAATCTTGGGTAAATATGAATGCACTAATGATAAAATTAATGAAAAGGGAGAAAGGGGTGTAGAATGGTTAAAAGAATTAAAAAACTACGGATGTAATTGGGATATTTATAGTCCAACTAGATGGGAATTATATCCAAATATGTGTAATAAACATGATTATGGGTGGAAAAAATATAAAAAATATTTAGCAAATATGAATAACGAGTTAACTTCAATATGGAGAATCGGAATTAAAAAAAGAAAAGAATTACACCAATCTAAAATTATGAAATGGAATCATTTAAAAAAAGAAGATATTAATGAACATATATATGAAATTATAAAAATTAACAAATCAAGAATAAATAAAGTTGCAAATATGGTTAATAAATTACCCAAAAAAGAACTCACATTTTACGTTGATTTTGAAACAGTATGTGATTTATCAGTACCAGATGATGCAAATTATAATAAATCTGCAATTTATATTATTGGATGTGGCTATGAAAAAGATGGAAAATGGGAATTTAAAACTTTTAAAATAAATAATTTTTCTAAAAGAGAAGAAAAAAGAATTATTATGGAGTGGTATAATTTTATGAATAGTTTTAAAAAAGAATATAATGTATATCATTGGACTCACGCAGAAGTAACATTTTTAAAAAAAGCAATTCAAAGGAATAATATAAGAGGTATAACAATAGAATTTTTTGATTTGTATAAATATTTCCTTAAAAATAAAATAGTTATTAATGGTGCATTTAATTATAGTTTAAAAAGTATTGCCAAGGCATTATACAAGAATGGGTTAATAGATTCAAAATGGGATGATAATGATATTGATGGACTTATAGCATCTCTATACGGGTGGTTGGAACTTACCGAGGGTAATACCACATATTCAAACGATATTATTTATTATAACGAGATTGATTGTAAAGTATTATATAATATTAAAAAATTAATTTGTACTATTTAATTCAGTATCTGAAATTTTTAGAGTTTCATTTCTTACAATACAAAATTTAATATTCCAATGAGCTTTAAATTTTGATGTTATATTTAATGTATAAAAGTTATTTTTAATATTTTTAATGTCAAATATGAATTCATCATATATATATTTTTCGCCAATAATTTTAATTTTATATTCTGATAATAAAATAAATTTTTTAGATTTATATATTGAAGATGCAGAACATAATAATATTTTTTCATTAAATTGAAAAATATCTAAATAATATTTTTTATTTTTCCACAAATTAATTTCAAATATGTCAGAAGTAAATATCGGTGATTTAATATAAAAATTATAATCTTTCGTAGCTACCTTATTATATGATCCATCATTATATAAGTTTATAAATTTAATATCTATTTCTTTTAATTTTGTATCATTTAAATTTAATAAGTTTGATACATTAAAAAATAATTTAAATTGTTTTGTCAAAAATAAAGAGAATAAATCTGATGAATTAACATTATCGAAATTATAATATAATTGTTTTCCGACTTCTTTATCTATTGTATCAATAATATGTTTAATAAACAAATTATTTTTTTTACTTGCAATAAAAGCAATATGTAAATTATATTTATCTTTTACTAAAATAAGGTCTGCTTCTGATATAACTTTATAAAATGAACAATCTATTGTAAAATAATTATTAATAATAATTCCACCATTCAAATATAATAAACAATAATTGCCAAAAATGATTTTTGAAAGTTGTGTTGGGAGAGAATCAAATGTATTTAAATAATTATTTAATTTTTCTTTAATTAACTCTCTTAATTTATCAATATTACAATATTCATATGTAAAATATGGATCATTATAATTAATAAAATTTTGTGTATTCATATAAATTTTATTATTAATTCTAATATCATCTGTTATATTTTTAATTAAAACATCACCTAAATAATCAACCTTCATATAATGTATTTTTTTGGTATTATTTTTTACTGAATACAAATAAAAAATATTATTAAAACATTCAATTTTATAAATCTTTTTATTATTTAATGCGAAATCACACGAATTTTGAATAATTTCATGTTTGTTATTTAATTTAACAAACATATATGATTTATTTTCTTTTGCAATTAATGCTATTTTATTACCATGAATATCTAATATTTTATCAATTATATTTTGATTGAAATTATTATTGAATTTTATATCATTTTGTGTATATTTTTTATTATTAACATTTACATAATATATTTTGTTACCTGAAATTATATTGACAATATTTTGATTGAAACTTTTTTCAGTAACTATATTTCCAGATAAAAAATTTAATTCCCATTTATCCTCATAATCTAAATCATTATTCATATAAATAAGTTCATATCCTCCTTTATATTGATTTAAAAATATGTATTTTTTTTGTGAATATAATAAAAAATCTAATTTATCTGAATTAAATGGCATTTTAATATTTTTTTTAAAATATAATTCATTTTCCATAAAAAAGTATAGTTTTACATCATTTTTATTTTTAACTATTAAAAATAACTGTTCATTAAATGTAAATATTGTAAATATTTCTTTTGGTGATATATTATTATAATGAAGATCCTTGATTTCTGAATAATAATGTAAATCTATTTTTTTGTTTTTTGTAAATTTATTTACGATTGTTGTTCGAAAAACTTTTTTATTCTCCCATAATTCTGCATAATATGATGCATCATTATTACCAGCATAATTTACATATCTGTGTTTAAAAAGAATTTCATTATTAAATGTAATCGTATCATTTTTATTATATCTAAATAATCTAATTTTTGTATCACCAACAATATTATGTCCCTCTTTTAATACTAATCTTCTATTTATTTTTTTTAATACTTTTTTAAATAATAAAGGACCAGTAATGGATAATGCTCCCTTGCATTTTAAATTCCCATCACCATCCATAACTAAACTATCTTCATAATATTTATCATTATTAATTGATTCAATACATCCTTCTATTAAATTTTTAATAATTATATTTTTTTTTGTAACTGCTAAAAATCCTTGAAAAATACCACCTCCACTCATTTTTAAATCTAAAACAGTAACCATATCATAATCACTGAAAAAATAATCTTCTAAATTTACTAAACAAACTAAGTCCATATCACAATATATTCCTCCTTCAATATATAATTTACAATATCTCCATAAATCTGCTTTTAATGCACCTGGTATTAATTTATCATATGCATTTAAAATATCAGATGTAAAATTATTTTTAATAAAATCTCTACAATCAAAATCATCTGACAATTCATATTTATATGTTTTATTTAATGTTTGCCACGAGTTAGATGCTAATTTATAATTGCCTTCTAAATTACGTGTTTTCCATGTTTGAAAAAAACATTTGGATATAATCATCTTTTTTGATAATTCAGATGAATTATCTATGTCCAATATCATCTTTTCATATATTTTAATTATAATATTAGATTTATAATTATTTTCATTTTTATTTTTTGAATATATATAACCTTTTGATCTAACAAGAAAATCTTTTAATTTTTCTAATACTTTTTTAGATGGTTTATTTCTAATATATTTTGTAATTTTGTCTTTAATTAGGTATAAACTTTCATAATTTTTGTTTTTTAATAATTCCAAAATACTATAATCTTCCTTAGTAAAAATATTATTACTATACATATAATAATATTTAATATATATAATTTAATCATTTTACGAAGCACAACTATTGTTTGTAAAGTATTACAAATTATTATTGTTTGTAACGTATTACAAATTATTATTGTAATAAAAGGATAATAATAAAATGAAATAAAAAGCAGCAAATAACATATCTAAATGTGCAAATAACGCAATAATTAATGCAATTGATGCTTGCTTTATTGCTTTTTTAAACTTGACATTTTTAGTATATTTTAAACCATATACAATCATCACTGTAACAATAACAACATTAAATATAAATGCTGGATTATGTATATCAATTATAAATGTTTTCCTTTTCAATACATAAATATTGTGAATTAATGTAATTATTACAAATGTTATTAAATATATAAATACTGAATTGTTACTTGTTGTATTTTTTATAGTATTATCAATATGAGTTACTATGGTATTGGCCATTATATATAATAATTGATATTTTATTATTAAAGATATACTATTTATATTATATAAATGAATACATTAAAATCATATTTAAAAAAATACCCAATCATATATTATGACTTGGAAACAACAGGATTTAGTTCTGTTACAGATGATATTTTAGAAATTGCGGGTTTATCCAGTAAAAGTAAAAAAATATTTAATGAACATGTAAATACAGATATTATTATTAAAAATTCACATATTCATGGTATTACCAACGAGTATTTGAATACAAATGTAACCATGACCAATGAACAAATATTAGATAAATTCATTCATTATATTAATGGGGAAATTCAAAATAATGGAATTATGTTAATAGCGCATAATAATTTTCATTTTGATTCAAAATTTATAGATGTTTTCTTTAAAAAAAACAATAGAGAGATTCCTAATAATTGGATTTTTTTAGATAGTATTGAACATATTAAATTTGCATCACCGGGGTTACGTGGTTATTCGTTGGGCAAATTATATGAAAAAGCATTTAATATGCCATTAGATAATGCACACTCAGCTATTGGAGATGTTAAAGGATTAGAAGCAACATACATACATTATGTCGAAAAAGTTATGCCAGAGAAAGATTATCAAAAAATGATTATGACAGAGGATAATTTTATGAGAATTTCATCATTTCATGAAGATTTTTTTCAACAAAGTATTAAATTATTAAATGTCCATGATTATGTTATTGACAAATTGCTTCACATAAATATAACAACTCTTGGTGATTTAGGTAATTACTTTACTCAACACAAAGATAATTTCGATG